ATAAAACGTGCAAAATGCAATCAATCCAGTGGGTGGCATATCCTTGGTCTTGTCCGAATGCGCCTTGATCTTGGCTTTGCCCTTTTCCGGGTCATTGTGATACACTTGAGCCAGCACATGATTCAGCGTCACGGGGAAATGAAAGAGGGTTTTGCATGCACTGTTGACTTTGCCAATGATGTCCCGATCTGTTTGCTTGAAACTGTCTGTCGGTCCACCAAGGTTGCTGGAGCATCGCAAAAGGTGGAACTCTTGATTTGGTGTCACCTCAGATAGATAGATGCCTTTCCGCAAAGCACTTCCTGGTTTGTTGGATTCGGTCAGTGACTGGAAAGTGTGTTGTTCGGTGAGCAACTTGAAATAGTTCTGGTCCGTGTCAAAAAACTGCTTGAAATACACTCCCAATCCAAACCATGCTGAATCCTTGCGTTTGATCACGTTTCGTGGCACTTTCCCCAAAGAGATTAGTTGAGGTTCGTGTTTTTCCGTGTAGTTACTGGACAGTTCTTTGATGATGAAGCAGAACGGTCCATCATCCACCAGATTTTGGGCTTTCTGCACATCTCCACAAAAGTAGTAGATACCATCGGGTACAAAGTCTTCGATGCTGAGATCATCCAGACAGACAACTTCTCCACAGAAATATTCGGCAAGATCTTGCAACAGAGCATTTCCCCGGGTGGCGTCAGTGCAGATTAAAAGATGTTGACCGGTAAGCAAGGCGTTGCTAGTTGCCATTTGTTCATTCATTGCGTTGTGCGGAAAGACCGACGAAGGTGTGAGCCTCGTGAATTCTTATTCCAAGGAGTTTACCTCGGCTTTGTCTGCAACCTATGCAGACTATGTGGTTCTCAAAGGTTCGCAGACGATTTGTTTTGCAAGTGGTGGATCGCAGCAAAGGACCAACTGGTGCTGTTTATTCCCAACGACAAGTATCCAACATTTGAAAAAGATCTCATTGACACTAGCCCTTGTCAATCACCAGAACCAGTTCGTCAGCAACAGGAAACCATTTCCAAGACTTAACCTGGTGATGATTCCTCAATTGTTCTTCAATCACCTTTTTGGAGTATCGATTATGGTGTAGTTGAGTCACTTTTTCAATCGTAATTTCGTGGTCGTCTCTGTCTGCTGGCAAAATAAACCAAACAATGATGACATAGCGGCTGGCGACGCGAATCATTTCTGCAAAAGCACGAATAGCAGTTTCCAGATCCAAATGCTCCAGTACGTGACGTGCATGGACCACTTCAAACTGTCCGTCATCAACAGGAATGTCGCTGATACTTCCGAGCAGCACATTGATTCCTTTGCTGCGTCCTTGTTCGATGAAAAAAGGAGTAATGTCCAGACCAGTGTACTTTACCGACTGGTCAAAGCCTTCTTTCTGGACACACAATCCGCATCCGCAATCCAGAAAAGTAGACACCTTTTCACGCTGAATGAAATCACGCACAAATGTTCTTGAGGCGGCTTTCGAATCCCCAACCCAGTTCAAAAACCCTTGTTGCAGTTGAGGGTTGTTGGGCAGATTTTGCTGCCACCAGTTGTTGGGAGAGGTGCACTTGACAGCCTGTGATTCCACGGAAGAAAGAGGGGGTGATTCCTTCACACATGGAGACTGAATAAACTCTAGAACAGTAGCCAGTGAAAACTCCCCCAGCCAGGCTTGTTCGTCTTCGATTCCGACAGTGACTAATAATCGTTTCTTGTCCAAGGACAGCGTCATGCCAGTTGCCATCTCCACTCCAGATTTGTGACGGAAGAAAAAGAGATTTGAGGTGCCCTTCATCTGCGTGAAAGAGGAGTCGAACCAGAGAAATCGGTGCATGTACGTTCTTTGGTGTGCTTCGTCGCAGACCTCGTGCACCAGGATCAGCATTCCTTGATCATCGGGAAGGACAACAGGGCCAGAGGATCCTCGGTATCCACTGCTTTCGGGGGTGTAACGAACGGGATCGTTCGCCACCTTGACATTTTGGCAGTCGCCAGCATTGTACTCCAAAATAGTGAATGGATCATACCCATAAACGAAGCGTAAAGATCCATCGAGCGTCGCAAACGGAAGCCAGTTCTTTTGACACTGGTCATCGTGGTGACCCCGCAGTTGTACAATGTCATGAATGCGTGCCCCAGCAATTTCTTGCGTGATTCTCCCAAGAACAATGCTGGGCGTGTGATTCGGGAGGTGCTCGAGACTGGTGGTGCTAAAATAAACATCGCCGTCCACATTGACAATGCGGGCGTCTTCCCAGCCACAGATCTGACACCCTTGTTGGAACGGTCCGCCTGAATTATTGTCGAATGGTGTTTCTTGCTCGAATCGCAGATTTTCGTCAAACACCATCAGCACGTTCTTGGTTCGGTAGATGCCATCTTTCGCCAGTACTTTGAAGTTGCGTGCACCTCGTTGAGAATAGTTTACCACACGACACAACACCAGCAATTTGCCATAATGCCAAGTTAGCGACGGATTGCAGGGGCGCCATCCCTCTTGAACTTTGGGTTGAAGAGAGTGCCACTTGATCTCACCAGGCAGAGGTGCAATGTAGAAGCGGGCGTTGAAGTAAGCCTCGTGTCGTACTCCCCAAGGCACGCCTCTCTGGCGAGTGGTATGCTCCAGTGCATCATGACCCAGTTGTTTCTGACCAGTGTAAAATGCGCTAATCGCCATGGTGTTGGAGATTTCATAATCGTAAACGTTCTTTTCCACAAACAGCAGGTCATCCTTGGGGAAAGAAATCTCCCTGGCTTTTTGCAAGAACAGCATTGCTAACCAGTGTTGATCTTGATCACGGTAATATTTCCCGATGCGAAACAGCGGTTCAGCACGATGTGGGCGCCGTTGGTATGCGATTAAGAAAGCATCAATGGCTTGTGTCCACATTTTGAGTTGTTGGTAACACAGTCCAATGGCGTACTGGGAGTACCACATCTCCTCTTCCCACGCGCCCACTTCATTGTGTCGTTGATAGTAGGTGATAGCATGATGAAGATCGCGTTTCTCCGCCGATGCACGATGTCGATACGTCTCGGCGAGGTAAAACATGGACCTGGCGCTTTTGGGATTTTCGAGAAGGTCTTGCAACAGGCTCTCTTCATCACGAGTGTACTTGTCCCCTCGGTTTCCACCGTCATTGTGATCGTCAATAATCAGAGTCTGGAGACGTTCCCGGATGTGAGGCGGTCCCGCGTAATGCTCATGCGTCCTCCCCACCACCTCAAACTCAACCGCAGCCTTGAGCAAGCGGGTGTTCCAGTAGACATTTCCACCAGAACACTGCTCCACAGCATATTCATCATGAATGAGTTGGTTCTTGTCAAAATCAGGACCGATTCGGAGTTCCATGTCGGCGTCGAGCAACAAAAGATAGGTTTGCTGTGGATTCCACCCCAGTCTGCGTCCCATTTCGCGTGCATGCTGCAGTCCCAGAGTTCGATTATGTCCAAAATTGGCAGGAGTTTGCCACTCTTCCGATTCGATCGACAGAGGAATGTGAAGAGGAACCGTGTCACGGATAATGTGCAAACTTGTGTCTTCCACTGGATGGTTTGGTTTGTAAGTGTTGCTGATGGCTACAGCATCCACGATGGGCAGTGCAGCCTTGAGACATCTCTGAATGGTGGACGCTTCGTTGTGCTGCATAATGTTGAGGATGATCTTGACTCCTGGTTTCTGTGGAGTGCTGCGAGGAACAGGAACGTGTTTCAAAATCTTGGTCCATACTTGAAAGAATCGCAAGATGGTGGCGGATGGAGCCGAAAAGTGCTTGGCTCTCCAGTCCAGGAAGAAATGCAGAGCAACCGCGTGTCCCTTTTTGTGTTCGTGGTGTTGCAGACAGAACTCTATGTGGTCCACAATGTTGTCGAGGTTGTTGTGAATGTGGGTGTAGTTTTCGAATATGGTCTGGTAGTCGCCATAAAAAGGACGGAACCAGTCGGGATGGTGGTGGTGAACCAGAGCCAGTACTTGATCTTCCATAGGTGCAAACCCCATTTCCAAGAACCGATCGAGAAGTACCTCTGCTTCGTTGCAGACCAGACTGACAAAAGGTTGAGAGCCAGACAGGAACCCGCCTCCGACTTTGCCCCGCCAACCACGAAGGAATCCAGAGAGGTTTTCAACTTCAAACTTTGCCACTGGTCGCATCAGCAACAAACTGAACTTGGAGAACCACCGGTCTGGAAGAATAGGCGTGGCAACATGACCAATTCCCGCATCGATCCATGCAAACGATGAGGTTTCAAATGGGTTCTCCATCGCGATAGTCTTGAGCCAGTGGAATTTCATCCATTGCAGCATTCTATACGCAACAGTGTCTTTCTTGTTGGGTTTGTCCAAAGGGTTCTGTGCATCGTTCTTGACTGCAAGATTGAATCGTTTCTTCCACTGTTCTGTTTCGTGCAAGGGGCAGACTCGCGCATCGATCGGTCCAGAAGCGTGCTCGTGAAAGAACGTGCGCAGATCCTCGGAATCACAAAACACCACCGTGGGGACAGAAAGTTTTAGCAGAGAAAGGCACAGTTCCTTGTACGAAGCAATTGTCTTTGGTCGATCTTCATCATACTGGGACAAGTCAAAAAGGGCAGTTACGAGAGTCACTGCAGACATGTGCGTTTCTTTGACGAGAATGAGGGTCTTTTCGATGGAAATGTCGACCGCACGGGGGTTTAGAATTTCATAACGTCTTTGCACAAAGAATGGCGGAACGCGACTCAGAAGTGCAATCTGCGGTGAATGACCGCCTGGTTTTCACACGCGAATGGTTCGATCGCCTTCTTCCAACACTGGATCGTCGACAAATTTGGTCCTATCCGGAAGATGTGACACACAGCAATCCAGAAGACGTGGACATGCTTCGTTTGATTGACAAGTTCAAGGCATCTGTTACGGATGAAGAACGAACCTTTTGGGGAGAAGGCATTGTTCGAGAAGTTCACGTGCGCGCACGCATTTCGGAAGTGTGCTCTGATCTGTTTCAAATCTGCCCCAATGTGGGTGTGGTTGTCCCTTGCACTGGAAGCCCCGAAAGTGAACAGCATGCCAAAGCCATTGTGCAAAGGCTGCAACGTGATCGCCACTTGGGACAATTTCTCGATCTGGGCATTCGCAAGCGTGCCTTTATGTGCGGACCCTTGGAAAGAACGCTGTCGTTACTTTTGATGGTGTGCACAGAGGAGCACATTTTGCAGATGATGGACACCATGGCGGACCATGCATTTGGGATTTTTGCAGAACGTTTGCATGGTCACACTGGTTATGGTCTTCTGCAACGTGAACCTTAATTCTTGCTGTTACAATAAACGACAATGTCGTGCTGTAACAATAGTTCTCCTGCAAAAGATCTCGCTCTGAACCATTTTTGTGCCAACAAGGGCAGTGTGTGCTCGTTGCAGACACAAAACTTGACTGTCTCGGTACTGAATGGTGTCAATCTTCAAGACAGTGCCTTGTGCAACTGTGATTCTGGTGTGTACACTCCAGTGGTCACCTCCGTCACAGTTCCTCAAGCATTTACACCCTCTGCACCAATCACTGCAACCTTTGTTCGCGTTGGGCAGATCTGTACAGTGAATTGCTCGATCCAGGGAACAGTGGATTTCAACGTTTCCAGTCAAGTCGCCTTGCGTGTTTCGTTGCCATTACCAGCATCTGCCACAGATCTTTCACGGGGTGTTGCTGTTCTTCAAGCCCTAGCACTACCCAGGCATGAAGTAGGGGTGGTCTATTCATTTGCTACGACGGACGCTGAGATTTACATCAGCACGCTGACTCCTCCCACGACGTACGACGCGATTATCAATGCTCAGTTTTCGTATGTAGTGGCATAAGATAAAAACACACGTGCAATAGTACACTATGAAAGTCATTGCTATCTTGGAATTTGACGCCAAAGGGAACATTGTCTTGCAAGAGTTTGATGTTTCGGACCTGCCCTTTTTCAGTCGCAATTCTGCCAAAGAGATTATCCGAGGAACTGCTGCGGTTCTCCTGGAAAAGATGCCCAATGATGGACAAGAACGAGAAATACTTGACGAGTCGGTTGGGGGCAAAATCTTTCTCTGGAAACCGGACATTGGTCTGGCTGTGATCACCGATCGCGAATATCCCTCGATTCAAGCCCGTCGAGTGCTTCATTGCGCTGCCCACACCTCTGACTTTGCCACGTTGCTGCACGACAGTCAAGACAAGAACAAGTTTGACAAATTGGCAAAAGTCCAGTCAGAACTGGATGCTGTTTATTCCATCACTCTGGATAACGTCAACAAACTGCTCGATCGGGGACAGACTCTAGAACAACTCTTGGAAAAGTCAAAGCATCTCAGTGCGGCGAGTCAGCAGTTCCTCAAGCAAGCCAAGAAAGCCAACAGTTGTTGTAGATACTGGTGAAATAAATTCAATTGCTCTTATCACTGCCATAGCCTTGTTCGTTCTGGATGATCCACTGCATTCTTGCTGCTGCTGTTGCTTCTTTTTTGGACTTTAGTTCTGCTTCTCGCTTCTTGTTCTCTTCATCCAACTGTTTGTTGTGTACTTCAGTGATCTGTTGAATCTTTTCCAGTAGATGCTGTCCAACAGTAGCATCGATAGCACAGATTGCACTGACAATCTCCTTGTCAATTTGTGATTGTAGACTAGACATCTTCCGATTGTTTGGTAGTCCATATCGATATCCGTGGTGTTGAGAAAGATCGTTGCGGCGGTTCCTAGGCATCTTGCTTTTGACAGAACAGAATATGATTACATTTATTTCCAGAACACATCATGGCGAACGATTTTATTTCAAAGGCAGAGGGTGTGTGACAAACCAATCCGCCAATTTCACCTTGTTCCATTTGGCACTCCACATTTCAGAGTCCATCACACCGAAAGTCAGCAGCACTTCGTTTCCCAGATCAATTAACCCCGTGGCAACTTGGATGCTCTCGGCACGCTCACCAACTGTTGGTTTACCTGTGTCGATGCAGAATGGCGCGCTCACGAAACGGATGCGGAAAGGTGGTTCGCTTTCACACAAGTACCACAAGGTGTGATATCGTCCGTGAGGAAACCTCCCTTTCTTGATGTGAAAAGCACCCAGGTATCGAGTCTCGTTCCATGGAATCAACCCCGTTCCACCGTGCACTTTCACCCCGTGCTTTTTCTTGTACTTGGAGAGTGGCGGAAACTTGCTCGAATACAATTTTGTTGCGACACCAGTCGATGGATCGAGCCTGCACACTTGATGAGGAAGCACCCTTGTTACTAGGAGAGGTTCTCCTCGGTACAAAAAGAAGTTCCAATTCTTTTGAGGTGTGAGGGGAGGATCAAATCTTGGTTTCACCGCCTTCACAGTACCAACTGCTAATCTTCCGTCGATTCCCAGATACAAATGCAACATCATCATCTGGGCATAGATGTTGACAGTTTCACGTCGTCGCATGCGGTACGCTAGAATATAAATTTCACCATTGGCAATGAAGATGCGCGGATCGTGATATCCTTGCACCATTCCCAAACCTTTGACGTGAGGAGGAGCAACATCCAGAGAATAACTATCTAAACAGTGCAATGTGGCAGGATCCAGAATCATGATGCCAATTCCAGTTCTCCAGCCAAGTGCTGTCTTTAAGAAATGCGTGCCCTGAAAACAAACGTTGGTTTCCCGGTACGCCATCCACAGTTGTTTTCCATCTGGAGACAGAGCCACTGAAGGATTGCATGGTCGGAATCCCTTTTTCAGTGAGTGTCTGGGATACAACCGGCGTACTGAATCACTCGTGATTAGCAGCAGAGGCGTTTGATACTGTTTTAATTTTAACCAAGTCGACAGCGCAATGTACAGCGCAGCAACAACCACGAGAAAGATGATAAATCCCTTCATTTCATGAGTTGTTTTTATTTCGAGGTGATCGCTTTTGACTGCGAATATCGAACGACAGCACACAAGACACAAAATAGAACGATGGCACCGACGCTCACGATGGCTACACCCTTGAGAACGTTCTGTTGATTGGTCCAGGTGCACATGTGCTGGTGAGCGCCATAGGCATGTGGAAAGTACTGGAGACGTTTCCTCTTCTGGAACATGGAAAACGGGAAAAAGTACTTTTTCGACAAGATCAATGTGCCTTTCCAGTCAATGACTCCAGTCCTGCGCATCACTCGGTCGACCATTACAGGACCAGTAGATCTCAACACGTAGTACGATTCCAGTTCAATCCACCGTTTTGGTGGTGCATCCTTGATAGCCTTGAGCAATTTGATCCAGAATGGATGGCGTGGTTTCGACATCATGATGGCATTGGTAATGTACGGTATGTTGCTGGAATACGACAGAACCAGGTCGTGTTTCAAGAACCTGGAAATGTTGCGGAAGCATTCAAAATCCAGGTCGGCATAGACCCCTCCGTACAGATACAGAATGAGGTAACGAACAGCATCGACTCTTTGGATGTGAACAGGAAATCCGTCATAAGTAGGAAGAAACCAGGGTGCATACTGAGCAACTAATGCCCTGTTATCCTGGTCTGTCCACAGTTTGAACTGGAAATCGGGATTGTGTGTTTTCCAGGACTTGTGCCATGCCTTTGCCCAGTCCGGAATCACTTCCGTCTTCCACGTCTGATGGATAATCGGCGGTATCATTTAACAAGGTTCTCTCAGAAACACAGTTCTGTCGTGAACACTGTTGTCGATTCCAAACTGCAATGTCAAGACTCTTCCACTTCTGGGGAAAGGTGCAACAGTATCCTCTGGAAATCTTGTTCCTGTTGCTCAGCGCAACTGAACAGCATCGATAAGGCGGGCGTTTGCGAAAGCGTTTCCGAATCAATGTACTAGTCCATTTGTTGCGAAGGTCCATCAGGCGAGGTTTTTTTCTTCACAATAAAACCAAAAACACGCGTGAATGAAACTGGTGTTTATCATTTCTCTGGGATTTTGCGTCCTGTTCTTTGCCGCACTGGCTCTTTCCAGAAGGTTGATGCCTTTGATGAACAGCAAAATGAAGGAACAGCATTATGACCTGTTGAAGCGTTTTACTCGGGTGTGTCGAGACCATGGACTGTTTATGTTTCCAATCTGCGGGACACTGTTGGGTGCTATTCGTCACAAAGGGTTCATTCCATGGGACAATGACGTGGACGTAGGCATGTTCGCCCCGGATGTGCAAAAATTGCTTCGACAGATTGATGTTCTGGACAAACAATACGGCATCCTGATTGTGAAACATCCAAATGATCTGTACAAGGTCTTTCTTAGCAGCACTGGAAAGGATCACCCTCTGTTGCACAGCAAGGCATGCATTGACATCTTTACTTTTCGTCGCAATGGGGAACGGATCGAGTACGCCTCGGAAAAGCACCGCAACACATGGCCACGTGAATACTTTTTGACATCGGAACTGCAACAGTTGGTGCCGTATCAGTTTGGTCCCTTGACTCTCTACGGACCCTCCAACAGTGAGGAGTTTTGCGCCCGCATCTGGGGTGAAAACTGGAGAATTCCCCGGGCAAAAAAGGGTTATCAGTTGCTGTACCCCTTTCGTATCCCCAAACTCATCAAACAATTCCAAAAAGAGAACACCACCAAAAATGGATAAAAAAGATTCCGTGGATAAGAATCAAAAGCCCAGGCTCAAACAGCCTCCTTCTGGATCGGTGTTGAGACTGTTGAGGTACATCACTTCTGTGCTGGTCATGCGTCGCGTTGTCTAGTGCTGGAGGAAAAGGTCACCACCAAAAGAAACAAGGAAATGTCAATTCCTCGTGATCTTACAGAAGCAGAGTGGTGCGATCTCCAGTTGCTAGAAATGGGTGTTCTGGCACCTCTCACCACCTACATGAATCGAGAAGAATATCATTCCTCTCTACTGCACCATACGCTTCCTTCTGGTGCTGTAATGCCGATTCCCATTGCGCTGCATGTGAGTGCCAAAGATTTCTGGGCTGGCAGTCAGGTTTCGTTGCGATGGAAGGGTCGATCGGTGGCGACTCTGATTATGGCGACTTCTTTTCCCGTTGATTTCTTGCTGGAGGTGAAGATGATTCTGGGAGAGACAGTCTTAACTGTTGAAGAAAGTGTAAAACTGCCGCATCACTACTGCACTGACCACTTGGCTTCGATCTTGAAAAGGTTTGGACAGGATGCTGTGTACGTCACGGGACCGATTTGTTTCCACTTTCAAGAGCCTTTGGAATTCAGCGAGTATCGGCTGCTACCAGTGCACATCAAGGCGATGGCAGCAGAGAAGGGTAGTTTGGTGGCTTTCCAGACGCGGAACCCTCTGCATCGGGCACACATTGGGTTGATTGCTCGCGCTGCTGAGGGGAGACCTGTTCTGTTGCAGCCAACTGTTGGTCCCACCCAGAAGGGTGACATTCCAGCACAGTACCGGATGGAATGTTACAAGGCGGTTCTTCACCCTCTTCATGATCTGGTCAAGAATACTGTCGGTTTGTGTGTGATTCCTCTGGCAATGCGAATGGCTGGACCTCGTGAAGCGCTGTGGCATTCTGTGCTGCGACAAAACTATGGGTTTACGCATTTTATTGTGGGGCGTGATCATGCGGGTCCTTCGACTCGCCATCCATCTGGTAAGTCGTGGTATGAACCCGATGCTGCTGTCAAGTTGTGTTTGCAGTTCCAGGATCGACTGTCGATCAAGATTCTGCCAGGTGAAGAACTGGTGTATGTGCCATCGTTGACCAATTATTTACCAGCCAGTGAGGCGAAAGAAAAGTCTCTGGAAACAGCCTCGATCTCGGGCAGTGCATTGCGTGAAATGTTGCAAAAGAATCAGTCGGTTCCGGGGTGGCTCTCATACCCGCAAGTGATTTCCATTCTTCGCCAAGTTCCGTCGTACCAACCCAGAACAGAAGAGGGGTTCTGCATCCAGTTCACTGGACTTCCCGGTTCTGGAAAGAGTGCTCTGGCTGAGACACTTCGCGATTACTTTAACAACACAGAGTTGAAGCGGCGTGCCATCATTCTGGACGGTGATGTGCTGCGCAACTACTTCAAAGATCTGGGGTTCGACAGAGCCAGTCGTTCCACCCAGACCAAGAGAATTGGATTTTTGGCTTCTTTATTGGTGGAGCACGGTGCGATTGTTCTTTGCGCCAACATCGCACCGTATGACGAGGATCGTTTGGTGAATCGTGCTCTTCTGGGTGACAAGTACATTGAAATTCACGTGGACACATCCTTGTCTGTTTGTGAAAGTCGGGATCCCAAGGGCATGTACAAGAAGGCGCGGGCTGGGTTGATTCAGAATTTTACTGGTATTGACGATCCGTTTGAGCGCCCCAGTTGTGCCGACCTTACAGTTTGCACCGATGGTGAAACAGTCACCGACACTTCCAAAAAGATTCTCAAGTTCCTAGTTGATCGTGCTAATGTCGGTAAATAAACCCATAAACTTGTTCTCTTGACACATTCTTTGGTGCTGTCTCTGGCACCGCTCCTTGATGGATGGAAAGTCGAGTCTGGCGCGAGTGACACAGGTTCCAAACCAAGCCAGTGCTTGAGGGAGGTCATCGACAGTGGGCGTTCCTCCCATTGATCGCAGATTGAGAGATTCCAGTGTCATCATCACGACCAAAAACTTTTCAAAAGAAAACAGCCTCTCATACCACAGTCGTTTGCTGTACCGCTGTCGATCGAAAAAGTACCGATTGACAAACCCCCTCATTTTGGCGCGAAGTGCCGGTTCAATGCCGCTCTCCTGGAGTTTGGCAGCAAGAAAGGGTTGACAGCACGAGATAAGTTCAGTGTTTTGGTCGGCATGAACAAAAGACATCCATTTGCAGAGCAGAGGATCAGCAAACAGGGCGTCATAATCGGCAAGCAGTGCTCCTTCCAGACGATTGATATTCACAACAGAGGACATTGTTACTTTTATTCCTTTTTGAGAGGGAACTCTCAGATAGAGTGGGAACACACATATTTGACCAGGTCTTCCCATGGCATCGCCTGGTAATTAAAAGACACGGGGCGTCGGACCATGGCATATCCGAGACAGACCCAGATGGCAACTTCCATTTGGTAAATGTCGGTGGACGTGCAGGCTCCGCCACTGAAAGATGCAATGTCCAAGATATCGGCATAGAAATCCTCGAAAACCTTTTGCGAAATGCTCATGCAAGAAAGGGCAACGCACTGTAGTGTAGCCCTGACAATAGGACCGCGCCGAGACGAGACAAGGTAATCATTGAAGAGTTGCACGCTGTTAAGAAACGTGAGTTTGTCCCATTTTTCGTGAATGGCGACTTCTGCCATCCATGTGTAGACGCGTTCCATGCCGTCCACGTCGGGGGTGGTTATGGTGTTGAGAATAGACTTGATGGATTGCAAGGATGCAGGGGCGATGTTGACCAGAGGCAAAGGTTGATTCCACGGTTCTGTTTCGCTGACGGACAACCCAAAGGCTCGGCGAATGTCCGTGAGTGTGCAGCGTTTCTCCGGATCGGGGTCGACGCCCTGCACCAGCACCTCTTTCCAGGGCAGCGTTGGGTTGCTCCATTTTTCCTCCGAGGCAAACTTTTTCCAGTCAAAGGTGCCTTTTTGTCCATCGGGCTTGTTGAAGATGAGGTTGATGATCGAGGCGGCAAACGAGTACACGTCCGAAGCGAACGTGTAATTAGCAGCACGCTTGGGTGGCGCGGCTTCTGGGGCGCAAAACATATAGGTACACCAGTCGGTGGTTTTGGTCTGGACTTCTATGTTGTTCGTGGCTCCAAAATCGATGAGGAAAAACTTGGACCCACGAGCAGTGTAAAGAATGTTTCCAGGTTTGATGTCTCTGTGCAGGATTTTAGAGAGATGCATGCGATGCAGGGCGCACGAAATATCATCGACAATGTGGGGAAGCATCTTGAGAATGGCACCGCGTGGAATCTTGGTCATCCACAGGTCTCCGTCCATCCTGGGCATGGAAAGGGTGAGGGCGTGGGTGAAATTAGAGGGAGAATGAGAGAGACTGAGCAGTTTGCACTCGAGTAATTCATTGACTGGAGCCGCCAGTCTAAAATAAAAGTTGCATTCTCGCAGTTGACTTGGAGACAGTCCTTCGCGATGTCCAGACTCGATCACCTTGGTCACCTCTTGAGAATTGTACTGAAACACTTGACAGTACGTGCCTTGTCCAATGAGTTTTGGAGTGGGCGTGTGCTTCACGTGCTTGTACATTCGCAGTTGTGACATTTCTTGCTGCTCTGGTGGGGGTGACGCAGGAGCAGCGCGTTTGTTGTTGACATGCTCCTTTGTCATCACCTCGTCTTTAACCGCACCATCATTCGACGAGGTGGTAGCCTCCACACGGGCGAGAAAAGGCGGTGAATATTGGGTGCTTAGGAGCATGCAACACAGGTGTTATTTCCGACGTTGCAACACGAGGGGCTCACTGCAAACCACCGTAAGAAGGAAGGACTCTGATACCCGCCTACCAAAGAAAGGAGAAATTTGACTAGGTTGGCGTTTTTGGCGGACTTGTCCATGTCCGGGGACAAGATGTAGCGCGTTGGTGGTTGTTGAGCAAACCAATTGATTTGCGGTGGCACGATGGATCGGATGATCCCTTGCTTCTGCGCGAGACGAAAGGCTTGAAGGTATTCATCTGCAGAAAACTGGGGAAAGATTTGGCTGGCTTGATAGAGAAGGTCTGACTGGGTAACGCCACCTCCTCTGTCCAGGTTGAAAAAGGCTTGCACCAGAGGGAACAAGGGACTGGTAGGAAGGAGTGAAACCCCATCAAACATGGGGAAACACGATTGGCAAGCATCCTGTACGCTAAAGGGAATGTTGCGGTAGTTGTGAAACAGTGTGATTGGCACGGAGCGAGACAGAGACATTCTGTGATTTAAACTGGTACGTGACTTTTTTCTGGGTTCCAACTCCGCACCGGAAGATGTAGGGAAATTCATCCAGGTGTAAAGTAAAGATAGAGATCCCGGGTATGGCTGAAGCCTTTCGAGAAAGACTGTTGGCTGTGTTGTCTTCTTTGCAACCCAAGCCAACACTGGCACCACAACCCCTTGCCTTTCCGCAAGTGCAACTGGCACCTCCACCACCGCTTTCGCAGCCCATGGCATCACCAGTCATTCTTCCAGTTGTTTCGTCACTGTCACAATTTCCCAGGGCACCTTCACGCAGTGCAATCTCTGACAATGTGTGGCGGTATCTTATTCTGGCGTTCCTTTTGGCGGGGATTGGACTCGGGTTTGCCACTGCCACTCTCATGTACCAGATGCGCGACCGACAGCACAAGAAAAAACAGTAAACTTGTCCAAGGTAAACTCGCTCTCCAATGCAATCTGCAAATGATATTGATTCCAATGCCACCTGTCGCAAATTTAGTGCGATGCGAGATGCCATTGCTCATTTACGTGTGCGGGACAAGCGTTCCATTTTTCTCTTGATGCGCACAGCCGCCGATCAATTGACAGTCGACACCTTTTTTCCAGCATACGGGTTTACAGCAGGAGAATTTGCCGTTGGGCAGGTCTTATCCGAGAATAATCGCAAGCCATCAGCACCAGCAGTATCATCGGTGGAAAAAGAAGTGTCTGTGACGAAACCTCCAGAGTCAAGTGTCAAGTCGCCTACCAGCAAAAAACAAAACAAGACATTGAGTCGAGGTCGCACCGTGCGCCCCAAAAATGCCTAGTCACGAACAAGAGGGACAGAGAGAAATGTCAGTTGAAGGAACCCAGTCTAAAAAACGTACCAGTCGCAGCACTCGTGGCAAAAATGAAACATGGCAAGAAGACAAGATGCCCAGTACGCCGGGAGAAGCCATGCAGCACACCGAAAAATGCTTAAAATGGCTCAAAACCAAGATGGATCACAGTTACGTCACCTTACCTGAGCGTTTGACGCCTTTTCGGCACTCTGGACACTCCACTGAGCAGACAACGCAACGTGGTCGTGGTAAGGGTAAGCAAACAGACCAGAACGATAAGGTTTTTTTGAATCAATGCTCTTATGAGTATCTGCCTGTGCACAATTCTATCGATGTGGCGTGTGCATTTTGTACTCACCCCATCTCAGTGACACAGCAACAGGTTCATTTCTGGAAAAACCCTTACACTCGCAAAAGTTGGACGCCCATGTGCGACGGATGTGCCCGAAAAAGCATTCCAGTGTAAGTAAAAACAGGCAATGTCTCTGGCTGCACAGGATACTTCAACCATTGCGAATGCGCGGCAAGCGTTTGAAATGGCAATCAACCCTCCACAACCACCTGTGGCTCTGAAACACGAAACGTTGCAAAAGTTGCTGTTGTCTTCCTGGGGACAAGCCGTTGCTGCGTCGCTCATTGTAATGCTGGCTCTGTGGATCATCAATCCACCCATGATTCAAACCCGTAAGGAAAATGAAATCGAGAATTCATCCCACCGGAGTATGACGAAAGTTCTTGTCTGGGGAGGAATCACTGGTGTGTTGGTCATGACCGTTCCACTCATTGTGAAACGTCTTTCAAAATAAATAAATGTTCACATTGATGAATAAACGAGAAACAATGCAGGGTATCGTGCGCAAACATTACAGCAAAGAAATGTATGTGTTGTGTTCCGAGAACAGTCGTGTACATCGATTCTTGCATGAGAATCTTCAACATTTGGACATACAAACAGTTTTGCTGGCAGTTTCTTACATTTTTGGTAAGAATCCGCATTATGAGAGCGACTTGAAAGCATTGAACCATTGTCAAAGAATTTGCATTCGCAACAAACACTCTGGTCAATGTGAGTTTATGTCGGTGTTTTGTGCCGTTCCCGTGAATGTGGTTGAGCAATTGGTGAAAAATGCCAGTAGTTGTTCTATTCACATTCCAGCGGGGGTTGGATTGCCGAAAACGGCATCACTGGAAGATAACGCCGTTTCTTGACCAGTTGAGCCATTTCCTCGCTCATAATTGGACCAATTGCCAGGCGAGTGGTGGGTGACTTCTTTTCCAAAAGATCAATGATGCGCGTGGCGATACCTTGACGCCGTTGTTCTTCAGGTACGCAAATGGTGAGTAATAGTTTGACACCAATAAATGTTGCATCGCAGTCTCTCATGGGTTTGTCCAAAACCGAATGATACGCGGGGTAGTAGTAGGCGTCGACGCATTGCACAAACACGTTCTTGTCATCTTTTTCGTTTCCCGTGCACCACCCCACGGCGAGATCTTGTTCCCATTGAGTGCTCATGGATCAAACAAAAAAGAATCCACGTCTGAAGGAAAGAGAGAATGAATCGCTTACAAGACCAATTCAAGATTTGGGATTCGCGAGAATTGCCCCCGCACACGTATCTGATCGAGCGCTTATCTGCACAATCACTGCCAGACGTACACAGAATTGATCGCCCTTCCCAGTTGCTCAGTTTCGCAGGGAAATACCACCATCTGGTCTGTGGAGACGTGGGTTATGTCTCGGAAGGAAATATGATTCTGTGGCTCCTTCACACGGACGGACCCCTGATTGATTTTCTTCGACAAGTTACTGGAAAAGCAACAGCAGTGAGTCTGGTGGGGTTTGTCCTTCTCACCCAGACAGGAAAGCCACGATCGAAAGGCGCCCTCAAGGAAAAGCCTGCATCTTTGAGTACAATGTGGATCTGTTGTGCATTACGCCAGCATATCGAAAACAGCAGCATGGTCGGCGATTATGGCAAGCCGCAGAGCACAAGTTGATCGCCGATGCACTCGAAACCCAGAAGCGACTGTCTGGTCAGTGTGATTTGGTTGGAGCAGTGGATGTTAGACTGGAAGGAACAGTTGATTACACAGATCTCTCATCGTTCCATGCGTACATGGAAGGCAAAGAATCGGATCAAAATGTGATGATGGAGGCGCTTTCTCTTTTTTCCAGTGGCGGATGGAAGTTTTGGCAACGTATGGGGTTCGAACCCAATCGTCTTGTCATGGGCGCCTTGAGAATGCAAAAGATTCTTCCTTATTCTGTTCCGGTTGAAATGGACACGGACACCTACATGGAACCTGCACTTCCAACCAGACGATCTACTCGAAAATCCATTGTCCCGAAGCCACTTGTGTAGAATTGTACAGACAGACAACCTGACACTATGCAGTCTGGACGATGTAAATGGTATCGTCGTAAGATTGAAACACGCCGGCGGCTGGTGCTTCTAGACGAACTGTCCTTGGACCTCCAAATATCGTTACTGCAGGAAATTGAATGTTTGCAGCAGCAAAACTCACTGTCGTCACAACAACGCTGTCAATAAGCCAACTCCAAGTGCCGATGCCTGGTGTTGCTCCGGTGTAAATTTGCAAACGGTACGTGCCGCTAAAGAACTTTGGAAACACAACTCCAGTCCATTCAATATAGTCACCGGCAGCGGCTGCAGCAGAGGAGTACCTGTTGGCTGCCCCAAGTGTCCAGATACCACCCCACGTTTGCGCTGGAAAGGTTCGAATCGTGCCTCCAGAATTGGAGTTTGTTATCTTGGCGAGTGGAAGTGCGATGACTATCGGATAAGTAAGTGCACTCGCTGGTGAAGTGAAGAATCAAAGAATGCATCATTTGTACTCGCGTCGATCGTCACGACGTTGCATCCCTGGAGAATGTTGTTTGTTACATCGGTTTCATTGATAAAGATCTGGTTCAGATTAATGACATTGGTGACGACATCGCATGCTGAGATCTTGTTGAAGCGGATAGTGCCACAACTAGGCACTGTAAATGTTGAAATGTTTCCCAAACTTGGTTCTGACATCGGTACTTATATTCGGGACTTTATTATTGAAATGGTTCTTTTAGACGATCGACTCGAAAATTCTCGGGGTGTCTTGTAAATGTCGGTACCAAATTGCTCTGACCAATCGTTCGGCTTTGTGCCCCAGGACTTGAGTCTGTCCAATCTTCGCATCAGCAGCGTGCTGTCTTCTTGTAAAAGTGCTGCCACATCTACTCCAGAAGTTCCATTTGTTTCCGTGTGGCAGTCCTCCAATTCTCCCTCGCCTATCCCGATTCCCTCGTTAAACACTCCGATTCCCATTCAATACGACCAGACAGTCGTTGATACGGCAGGCATGTTTGCCGCCCCGCAAACCTTTACGATTCCTGAAACTGGCATCTATCGAATCACTGGAACAACTCTGGTGGGTGATGTCGTCAGCCCGGATCCTTTTGTGGTCATCAACAATGTCATTGTCGTTCAACCATCTAATGCTGACGTGGTAGGTTACGCCATCGGGACAGTGTCACTCACTCCTGGTCAAACAGCAACCATCTCTGGAACTGTTACTGTTCCGTTGAATGCAGGAGATCAGGTGGCGAGCGTGTTGAACATGACAGATCTGAGCGGGACATCGACTGCGTCTTACTATGGCACTGCTTACGGGGTTCGCTTCACCACCTTGACCATTCAACTGCTCCAGTAACTTGAATCCGGGCGACAAACGTGCCAGAGTTCTCCCATCTTGTACGTGGATGCATGCTTGCCGTGTCCCTTGCGGGCAGTCCATTCCCAGGTGGCATTGCGCGGTTTCACGGGGGTTTCGTCGCTGGAAATATCCACTGGAAGGTTGGACCCCTTTTCTGTGCAATGAAACACAATCTTGCGATCATGTAGATCGATGCTGTTGATCTTCCACTTGGCGCTGTAAGATGGGATGCGAAGATAATCGTCGGCACCCCACAGACAATAAACCAATGAAATTCGGTCTCCATTGGCATCATCCTCAAGGTCGAGTGCGATCCACCCGGTTCCTCCCATCCCATAGGTTCCCACGCAGGTTCTGTACTTAACAACGGTCCTTCCCACCAACTTTTCGAGTCCATACTGGAGAAGGTTGGGTGGGTTGCGGTAATAACCATTCACAGGCGAACCCCACGCCCCGTAAGCAAAATCTTCTTCTTCGGGTGTGGCTGGTTCTTGCTTGATCCACCCGACTTCACGGTCCACGTTTGGAGTAGCGCAATACTCGGTGATGATAGGCGGAATCCCACGCTTCTCCTCATTCTTGGCACATTCCTCATCCAAGCGGGCAATCATCGCCTCCTTGGTCAGACATTCCGTTTGCGTAATCTTCCCGTCAGCCCCGATGACACCAAACATCATTGACATTCTTTTTCAAAGAAAAGGACAAGAGAAGCGTTCACTTGCACGTGGGTCGTTTCGAATTTGTGTCCAAAACAAAGGAACATGTCCGACAAATTAGAAGCCACAAAATATCTGTACGTGGGCATTTTTGCAGATGAAAAGGCTTTGCAATTTCTGGAACTGCTGCAAGCCTTGAGTGACCAATGTTTACAGGAACTGCATCAAGTGGCGATGGACAAGGCATTTCCCAAGGGAAGACAGCCAGGAATGTTTGTTCCCTCTGAAATGTCTGCCAATTCTCCTTACGGACTGGCATTTCACGCTGGACTTCAAACTATTCGCAATTACTGGAGTCCCAGTGTTATCCAGCAAGAAGTGGATCGCCTGAAATCCAAATGTCCCTACATTGAAGATCTGTACAAGTACACAGTGGTGCGGTATCTCCAGGAGGTGTATCGTTATGAGCGCCCGCAGACCATCTCTGTCACAGTTCCACCCTTGGCAGACTTTATTCATCGCTTTTACATCCAGATTGCCAACAACCCCTTGACCAAGAATTTGAAGTACTTCACCACCTTTGGTCTGGAAAAGAAGACGATGATGATGGATTCTGTTCGGGGAGCACTTTTCCAGATTCTCGAGAACCAGATCGATTACCAGACCAGTTTGAAATTGGACTCGCGAGTGCCGCCACCTTTTCCTCAGACTCCTGTGAAAGCCACAACCACACCGTTGCGACCTTGGTCCTTTACACCGGCAGCAGCACCACCAACTCCAGTGCTAGCACCAGTACGACAACTCGAACCAGTAATCAAACCTCCAGTATCACACCCTCCAGTCAAAAAGGAAAAGAAGGAACCAGTTCCACAAGCGCAAGTGGTTGCACCGCCGACTCCCATTCCGACATTGAACCAGTTGGTCAAGGAGATGCGTGAAGCCAAGGCATCCACAGCGCAAAAGGTGGCAAAGCCAACCCAAAAGAAGCCAGCACCAGAAGAGGTTCAGGCGCCTTCCAGCAACAAGGTCAAAACAATTGAGATCGATGTTGATGTTCCACTTCCTCCGTCCGATGAGCCGGAACACGAACGCGCACCTTCCAAAAGGGAGAAGAAAGAGAGCCCTCGATTGTTTGACGAATCGCACGATGAAGGAGCCAGATCCTCTGTGAAACCCAAAGGCAAATGAGATGGTCCAGATGGATTTTAAAGTGGTGTGCAATAAACCCTCTGTTTCTTTGTGTTCTTGGCAAAGATGAAGATTTCGTTACGCAAGTTCAACCCTCATGCTATGATGCCTCGTGATGGTCGGATCATCTTGGTGATTGGTCGCCGAGGCAGTGGCAAGAGCACTCTGATTGAAGATCTCATGTACCAGTTGCACACTCGGTATGATTACGCGATTGGCATGTCTCCCACTCGCGCTTCGATTGAAATGCTGGAGCGTCATGTTCCAGGTGGCATGATTTTTGATGAAGGCTTCTCCAAGGAACAGTTTCAAAAGATGTTGGCAATCAGTTCGTTGCTGGCAAAGAAGCACAAGTTACGCAACGGTCTGTTGACCATGGATGATTGCAACGCCGACAAGGATGCCTTTCGCAGCAAAACAATGCGTGATGCTTTTATGAACGGTAGGCACTATGGCATGAACATTTTGTGGGCAATGCATTACTGTATGGATATCTTGCCCGAATTGCGTACTCAGGTGGATTATGTGTTTGTGTTGAAGGACAATATTCGCAAGAACAAGGAGCGTCTCTTCAACAACTTTTTTGGCATGTTTGAAAAGGTGGATGATTTCATCAAGGTCATGGACCAGTGCACTGAAAACAATGAATGTTTGGTTCTCGACAACACCACTCCCAATCCGGACCCTCGCCATTGCCTCTTCTGGTACAAGGCAAAATTGAACCCTCCACCGTTTCAGATTGGACGCCCTGTCTTCTGGAAACTCTCTGATTATTACGTCAATCGCAATCCAGAAGACGAAGATCTGTTGAAAGTGACGATTCCCCGTCCTGGAGAAGAAGGCAAGGGACAGTTCCACATTCCCAAACTGGCGTACTGCAACGAAGCCAATCCTCGAATCGAACTGGTCGAAAAGAAACAAGAGTAATGATGTGTTTTATTGAAGCGTCAGTTTGACAATCTGGCTCTGTTGTCTCTTGACTGTTTTCTCCAACTGTCGGATGCGTCTTTCGTAAGTGGATTGCACTGATTCTTGAAACTGCTTCCATCGAGTCTGGATGTCGATCTCCATTCGCTTGATTTGCTGTTTGAGTTGCTCGATGGTGCGATCCTTGGACTGCAACATCTTCTCGTACTGGAATCCGATTTGCTGGGTTTGTGTCAACTGGGTTTCGAATGCTGTTCTCACCTCGAGACTCTCTTTTCGGTAAGATTGAAGCAACGATTCCTTGTGTTGTTTCAGTTCTTCCTCCTTGTGGCGAATGGACTGTTGCGCTTCATCGCGAAGGTGAAGCAAGGATTCTTGGAGATTACTGTGCTGGAGACGAATCTGTTCCAATTGTTTTTTGTGCTCTGCCACTTCACGTTCTCGCTCCTTGACCACATCCTCCAGTGATTTCTGTTTCACTTCCAGTTCCGACAGCATCTTGTTTTTCAAGTCGACCTGTTGTGTCTTTTGTTGCAACACAGTCGCCCATTCTGTTTCCTTCTCTGCAAGTTCCGCCAGATGACACTGTTGCTGCTCAAAGATATCCTGGTACTTGTGCTCCCACTCTTGCTGAGTCTTGTTCAATAAACCCTTCCATTGTTTTTCACTCTCCACATAAGCATTTTCACGTTTCTGTGCTGCTTCTTGCGCTTGCTGTTGGATGCGAATCTGTTCTTGTCGCAGTTGGTCTGCTTCTTGACGCAAGCGTTGGCTTTCTCTTTCCATGTCTCGGAGTGAGGATTCGATCTGGCGTTGTTCAGGACCGATGACTGTTACAGTGGAGGCTGTTTCGATCGCATCGTCAATGTCTGGAACCGACATGGTGGGTGAGGCAGATCGACGGTGCCGATTGACAGACCACTTTCTGGCTGCCTTTCGCACGCGATGCAACGACCGAAAGAATGTCTTGGCAATCACTGCTACCACTTTAACCATCCGTCGCCAGCGATATCTCACCCTCACTCCCTCCAATCGACGTTGCAGATAGACTACTGTTTCTACTCCACGACGCATTCGCCCGAGCCGGCGCTTCTTAATCCATGTGTGAATCGCTTGTCCCATCTCCAGAGGCATATCTCTCTTGGACAGTGCTGCAATCTCATCGACCAGGTGTTGCTGTCCGCTGCGGAAAAAGATCTTGCTGATGCCCAGTTGGTAATGAAGTTGATCTTTTGGAATGTGTCGGTGCAGGTGATGCAACAACCCTTCGCAAATGTTGCGAGCGTGCACTGCTGATGTGAGAGGGTAGGGAATGTGCTGTGACAGTCGTGGAAGAAGTGGAGCAGTGATGTACGTGTAGGGCAATCGAAACGGATACCCAAATTTCAACATCTCCACGGCTTGAACCAGTCCTCCAAAGTGAATCTGAGGTTGGATGTACCTCCAGTCGAAATCATTGGCTCTCTGGTGTGCATTAGGGTTGATGCACCGCACAAAATACGGCGTGGTGCTCTGTAGTGTGCTCATCAATGACGTGAGTTGCTGTTGAAAAATACGCCCCACGCTGACAAACCTGGAAGTTGGCAAGTTCTCTGTTGCTGGTGTGGGAGGAAACAGTTCCCGAATGATGGATGATTTGCTGCTTTGAAACAGTTGGACAATGTCGGTGTTGAAACAGTCATTGTTCTTTTGCATGAACAGTGAAGTGTCGTAGTTCACAGTAGCAGCATAGTGTTTCACCAGAAAATGAAGACGGGAGGGTTTCTTCTTGTCCCGCAGCAACTTGGAGTGTTTGCCATGAATCGAATAAACATTGTCTACCAGAATTTCTGCTGTTCCTTTGGGCATGATACAGACAGAGTCGATCAAACTCAAAATGCCAGAGGGTTTCCCTTCCAACAGTTGAACCGTGTCGGAATTGTCCTGAATGTCGCGAGGTTGCCACAAGATGCCTTCATGCAAGTATTCTGACTGCTCGCTTTCCAGTACGTACTGGTTGAAGAAATATTGCAGTTTTTCATTCGCCAGATTGATGCAAAACTGTTCAAAGGAGTTGGTCTCGAAAGATTCGAATCCAAAGACATCAAGGATACCGATCCATTGTTGTGACTCTGCAATCGACTTGTCTTTCCCGAACAGAGTCTGGTTGATGCGATCGACCAGCCACTGGAATAGTTTCACGTACAGAATCTTGGACATGGCATCGCGATTGACCAGTGCTTCGTGGGTGGACATCTTCATCTGGACTACTTCCTTGCGCACATACAGATTCCTCGATTCCAAATACTTTCGGAGGACGAGTGGATCCAACCCCCACAACCTGGCTACCTCCTTGGCAGACATGAGTGACTTGGCATCCAGCGAGAATTCTTCGTGAGAAGGAGAAACAACAGCATTCCCAATGTTTCCCAAGAACAGAATGCCTCCGCAAATGTTCCATAATTGTTCCAGTTCGTTTGATTGGAAGCCGAAATGTTTCAATCTCTGTTCGAGATCGGTAAAGTGTTCGGAAGCCAGCGGCAGTGAGGAAGCAGCACTTCCCAGATAATGAAAGGCTTGTTGTACAAATTTGGAAGCGGCAAGGTAATAAAACACGTGAAAGTTTCGTTCTCCTTTGGGCACGTTAACCAGTCTGGAGCGTTCCAGCAGATAGGTTTCCGTGAAAGCCGCCATCACCTTCTTGTCCCGAAAGTACATCTTGATAAACTTGGCAAATCGACTGGAATTGTGATTACGCAGAGTTTGAGCATTGCCAAAGGCTTCCAGGATTGGGTTGGCATCTAAAACTTGCTCGGTGATGCTGGTGTGCGACGGCGTGCTCTGTTCTCCACAGAGGTACTTCATAATCTGTTTCGTGGAGACAGTTTTGCCAGAACCACTCTCTCCACAGCACACGATGGACTGTGGTTGGTACTGCAATGTTCGACTGTCAATGCGATTCATCTGGTCGAGTGCTTGCTGGGCAATGCCAAAAACATGGGGATCTTTGGATCGACTGGTGGTTCGAAACCGTTCAATGTTGTACAGTGGCAATTCTCGGTATGGATTGACAGCAATGAGAATGTTGGACATGTACGTGTAAATAAGGTTCTGGGTGTAGCGCTGGGAAAGCGCAGACAAAAGGTTGGCTTCATCGAGAAAAGCAAGCGAGGTCAAATCATCGACGACTTGTCCCTCTTCATTGGCTCGAACAACCAGGTGTCTGTGACAAGATTGCAACGCTCCATTTCCAGTCATCAGCACCTGGATCTGTTTTTTGTCTTTCTCATTCCAGTCGCTTTTTGAGACAGTTCCTTTGGCGTACAAACTCGCGTCAGAAGGCGACCACACCACCACACGATCATTCATGGTCACGAGTTGTTTATCTTGTTTATTACGAAAACTATCGTTGCGAAGGTGCGGTAACGCATTGTGCAACAAAAACAATAGCGAAAAAAAACAAAAAGACGCAAGAAAAAAATGACGACTATGATCGTTGTGTGTGACCGAGACTCTCTGGACGAAGTGGTAAAGAAGTTGCAAGTCCTGCAAAATTCACAACAGCAGGAGAAACCCAAGGAGAAGCAAAAGAAGAAAAAGTTGCCGCCTCCGCGGGTTCAAGCAGTGGACCAGGTGGAAAAGCCCTCCTATTACGCACGCCACCGTGAAGTGATGCTGCAAAAAGCCAAGGATCGATACAAGAGAAAGCGAATCGAAGCCGGGTTCGAAGTGCACCCTTACAGTGGCGCTGCGTGCAAAAAGCCTTGCGTTAATCTTGATGTCTCGACAAATGTGGCGGAGTGTCAATAAACAACACATGAACCTTCAATCTCACAGTGAAAGGTGGCTTACCCTTGACAGCAAAGCGCTGGTCAAGGAAGCACGTGAACGAAACAAGAACTTCAACTTGGCAGAGAGAACTGTGGAAGCAGTGACACCATGCTTGATGAAGATTGAAGAGGGCTACGTGTCTGAAGCCGGGGACATTGAAGTCTTTCTCTATGTGGCTCTGGAAGGCGCCAGCAAGCGCGTATTAGCATCGGTGGTCAAGCAAGACGATTCGGATCGTGATTTTGTGCCTCGCATCACCGTCTACGACCAGGATGCCAAGGATCTCATTGCTGCTTTTCTGTGTGATTTTCCAGATGCCATGTTCAGTGTGGACGGTGGCATGCCGATTGTCATGTTTATTGAGGTGCCCACCACAGGTGATCGAGTTAGTGGAACCGTTCCCGGTGAAAAATTGAAACGATACGTCACCCTCAACAACATGATTGAAGCCGCACAAAACAAGTGGTACAAGATGGCGATTGCCGTGCCTGGTGGCAAAGCCGCCCAAAAGAGCAAATCTCGTTCTGAAACGTGTGCCAGTGCGGCGTCGAAAATGTTGCCCCAGGAACCCATCTAAGTCTTCTTTTCCGATCGCAGTTTCATAAAGGCTTGCAGAGATCCACGCTTCAAATCGGTAGCAGCGGGTTTGGGAACAGCAATGTTGACATGGGCAGACGATGTCTTGGTCTTGCCTTCGGTGCTACTCGCATCGGTAGTGGGTTTGGTTTTTTGACGCTTCACGGTAGGAGCCTTCATCGAACTGCCTTTTCCTTTTGCAGTGGCTGCTGATTGAACAGGTTTCTCGCTGCTTCCCTTTTCGGACTGCTTCATCTCCAGAAATTGATCGTACATAGGAGGTGTGGGTTGATAGATGTCGGCATCCATAATCTGTTCTGCCACCATGGGTTCGGACGGCACTCGCAGCCCCCGAATCTGGGTGCGCTCTTCCTCCTGTTTCACTCCAGGAAAGGTAGTGATAGTGGGAACCGTGTCCGAGGCGCCGTCAGTGTTGCTTTCACGAATGCGACGTTCTTCAAACACCATTGCCCAGGTGATGAATGGGGGTTGGTGAACCACAACTTCAAGTCCGCAGCCAGACAGTTCACGAAATTTGACAATATCGAGATCGCCTCCCATGACTTGTAACCGGATCTGTGGCAAAGCAGGTTTGACTGGTTGCGTGAACCCATACGCTTGCGCCAGCAGTGTCATTTGGTGTGGGCTGTTGAAGGTGGGATGCTCGATCGCCCATCGTTTTGCGCAGGGTGTTGAACAAAAGAACCCCAATCCCGCGTACTTGCCGTTGGACTCGTGAAATTCCATGGGAAGGTGCACGGGGTCTCCGGAGAACGGGTGAAGATCATGCCAACACACCACACCCTTTGGAGCATCGGCAACAGATCCATTCTCTCGAAAATAAGAGTGAGGAACGTAAGTGCGCTGCGGATCGTTTGGACCTTGCTGATATGGCGCAGAACACACCGTTTCCATGCGTTTGACATTCGCGAGAGGAGGAGGGGGCAAGAAGAGAGACGGTGGTTCCACCGCTCCTGCCCCAGCACGTCGAGAAGTCATGGTGCGGGACGGAAAATGAAGCAAAAAAGAACATCGCGTTGCCACCTTGAAACAAAAAGAGTTGCGTTCTGAGGCTCTGTATCTGCAGATGCACTGTCTTCAAAGATGAGTGCGAACAATAAAACGATTGATGAGTCTTGAAGATACGGGCAGTCAGATTGCGAAACGCGGTCACAAACGCCCCCGAGAAAACAGTGAAGAATCAGATGTCCCAGAAGCAGGATGGAACTGGTTTGTCAACATTCCCAACGAAGCCACGCAGATTCAAGAGGACCACGGCGAGTTGCTTCGCGGGCGCATCAACATTTCCAAAGGCAAACAAGTCATCTTGTATCGGGACAAGATCTACAGCGTCCCCAATTCTTTCTTGACTCAACACTGGCCATTGTATTGCTTGGCTTCCGCACCAGACGACTGTCCTTTTCGAGTGTACGCCTGCTTCTACATCGATGCCAAAAACACTGTCAGAGTGCGGTTTTATGAAGTGTGGCTCAACGAACAGCAATTCCTTCACTGCATGAAGGAGCGTGGTGCAATTCCGAAAGAAGTCGTCGTGACCAAATTGATTCGTGCTTCGATGATGCAGTCCTTGGGGTCAGACCACGTTGCCGCTTCACAACAGATCGAACAAGGGTGGCAAGACGTTCTCTATTGGATGCTTGGTTTGGAAAACACCATTGCGCAGAACAGAAACGTGTGTGAGGTAGATTTGGCACGCGTGCCTATTGGCAACACTGGATGGGTGTACAACAGAACACGTGATTTGTTGGCGCCGATTCATGACCACCAGCATCGTTTGACTCCGATTCATTATCGCGGAGGGGTGGTGGGTGCAACGTCGTCTCACGACCTCATTCGTCTCATTCTCGCTCTCTTGTCTGGTGGAAGTACCTATCCAGATTTGGATCGACTTTCCGATGGAAACACGTACTGTGCCACTGGTGCCACTCTGGTTGTGGTGCCTTACGACCTGCCTTACCAGTGGGAACAAATGATTCCGCCCCACTTGAAAATGCTGAAACTTTTCACATTTCAAGACCTCGAAAGCACTCGACAGTTCGATATCCAACACGCACATATTGTTCTCACTACGTACCAATTCTTAAAGTCGAAGCGCTACCAAGATTCAGTCGAGCAATTTTCAAGAAACTTGCTGGTAGATTACGAAACCCAGAGTTACTTGATGTTGCAGCCTGCAGTTATACGTGCTGCCACCAGAGCCGCTTTAGTTTCCTGTGCTGGAGAAAACAATTTGCTTCCTCTGCAATCTTATTTCTGGAAGCGAGTGGTGTATGATGACGTGGAGCAACTTTTTGTTTCGCAACAGACCAAAAGACATGCTCGAAGTATTCCCAAGTTGTCTGGTCAAGTGACCTGGGGACTGACTCGTAGTCTGGATCTGGGTCCAGAAGGAATGCTCCAGCAGTACTGCAGTGTTTTCCAGTGTGAACCTCCTGTCTGGACACCTTCTTTGGAGCAAACGTTGGTCAAGTTGTGCTTCAAGAGTGTCACAGAAGACCGAGGTCCTGCGGTAAATGAGCAAGTTCACTGGGTGGTGTTGTCTCCACTGGAAAGACGGCTGATTGACTATTACAAGAGCACTTCTCCTCTGGACGATGCCCAACAGGTCCAACTGTGCACTTACTACAATCTTTATGCATGCACAGGCAGTGCCGATGCGATTCGTCTAGAACCTCTGACCTACATTGTCGAAACCTTGAAAGACGCCAAGATTCGTAAACTCGACACTCTGCAGCAAACGTTAACCTATCACCAGGACAGACTGTCTCGTGTGCAACAAAAGATGGCTGTCGACAACCCTCCAGAAGTGGAAAACGTGCTGCAACGGAAAGAAGAACGTCTTCATGGTTACGTGGACAAGACGCAAAAGAGTATCCAAGATATGCAGCGTGGACTGGGTTACTTTGAGAGCACAGCCAAGGAACTGTCGGAAAGCAAGCAGTTTCGAAAATGTCCCGTCTGTTTTGAGAACGATGCTGATACTGTTACAAAGTGTGGGCACACTTTCTGTCGTTTGTGTCTGACTCAACAACTGGAGCAAGTGGCAGAAAAGTGTCCCATGTGCAACACACCACTCAACGCCGTCGATGCATTCCAAATCAAGACGACGCACCACGACACATACGGCACCAAAATCAATACTCTCTTGCAGTTTCTCATTCAGTGGGATGAGCAAGGTGAGCAAGTAGTCGTCTGTTCTCAGTATCTTTCTCTGTTACGCATTCTTCGCACGATTCTGGAAGAGGTGGGAGTTGGATGCTCTGTTCTGGCAGGCAACACATTGACGCGACAAAGCGCTCTGTCTCGTTTTAACGAAGGGAAAAGTCACGTTTTATTGGTGCACCTCGAAACCTTGTCTATGGGCATCGAGGCACCTGCAAATCATCTCGTATTTTTGCACAGTCTGGTGGGAGATCAACAGTCACACTTGTTCAAACTGGCGCTTGCGACCACGGGAGGGCGGCGGCTTAGCCAGGACCATTTGAACCTTCATTGGTTTCTGGCACAAGACACAATAGAAAAACCCTTTTTCAGCAGCAATTCACTTCAATAAAATTCACGTTGGGTGACATTTCTTACCCGAAGCACTCGCGTGGGCACAGCAACACCCTTGAGATATTCAGGCGCTCCTAAAATCATCTTGAGATGGTGGGCATCAATCTTGGCACCGATTTCACGCAAAGGTGGTCGACGCACGATACGAAATCGCAACATTTGAATTATGTACTCTTCCATGTCGGTAAAGTGCTGGGTGGTGAAACGTTGTTGACACTGATAAATGAGATCATTGAGAGCAATGGCTCGTTCTTCAAAATACTTGGCAGCGATCCAGATCGCAACACATGCATAGAGTTCCAGTGGATTGTGAGCCAGTTCAACCGAGTGTTGTTGGCGAATTTGGGGTGTGATGTTGCACAAAAAGTCGTCCCAGAGATGAACGGCATGCGTGATTGTCCAGGCTCCACAACTGTATGACGTGCCCAGATCGATCATGTATTCCACCCAAGCACGTCGTTCGTCGTGAGAAATGCCCAGGAAAGGAGTGTAGTCTCCTGGATAAGGCACTCCTTGCATCTTGGGCACGGGTGGGATAGGAGCCCCCTGGAAAAACTCATGTTCCAGTGCCTCTCGCACGGTGATGCGATCTTGCGGTTTGGCACAGATTAACCTGCGGAGAAGGTCGTAAAGCGGTGCCGAAATGTAGGATTGGTAGGCTCGAAGTGTTTGTTGCCACTGTGAAGGCATGGTGGGGGGATTTTTTCCAGGAACAGGATGCCGTCCATGAAGCAAATGAATGACAGTCACTCCCAGCCCATAAATCTCAGAGGGTTTGCCATAGTGATGGGTTGACATTTCTGGAGGGCGATAACAGCGTGTTCCCATGTCACCAGTCAGTCGCAGTCCGCGATAAAACCAGCGACACGAACCCATGTCGGAAACATAAATATTGTAGTCGTCACCGTTCTTTTGCACCAAAATATTGTCTGGTTTCAGGTCTCGGTGCAGCACATTGTAGGCATGAATGTAATGGAGAAAATTCAATACAGACCAGAGCACTTGTCCAGTCATTTTCACACGTTCCCGGAAAGGCGGTTCCGTGGCAATGTACTTGGCAAGCGATTGTTCCGCCAACCCCATCCACAGGCAGACTTGATGATTTTGCAGTTCAATTCGAAAGATAGATGCCATAAAAGGCGACAAGAATCGTGAATAAATGTCACACTCTCGCAGCGATGCAAACGACAGTCCTTCGTCATGTTCCTCACGAAGCATGGTTTTTCTTGCATACCAGCGATCACCCCAACAGACCTTTTCCACACGTCCAAACGACCCTTGCCCCAGGTGTTCATTTGGCTCATTCTCTGTCGCGCTCTGTGCCCCCATTTTGCATTACAATCGGAGATAATAATTTGGTGGGAGGTGGCAAGCGGTGGCGTCGACCTGTTCGTGGCACCGCAGGAGAACGACGTTTGCAACGATCGTAAGCCAAAAGAAGTCCGTATTCGGCAAAGGATTTGGTCAACGAAAGAAGCGCGGCTCTTTCAGGGTAGTACGAGAAATAACCGAGACTTGCACCAACGCCGAAAAGAAACCCCACGCAATAACACCACATGACAATGTCTTTTGCCATCTGTGGCAGATAATCTCTAGGAAAGAATTAAACGACGTGAATGACCAGTTTGTTGCCGGTTCGCAGCGGAGACGCTGTGCTCTTGTACAATGCGACGCAGAAAAAGTTTATTGGGGTTCCTACGCTTGCCGTGGTTCCAGAGAGGGATCGTTTGACAGCACTTCCTGTCTTGGTCAGCACGCCGTCGGAAGCCGGACTCATGGTGATTGGTGATGCACCTCACGAAAGTGCACCCTTGTGCATCAATGAGCGATTCATCCTGAGAACAGCAACAGGACTCGTAGGAAATCGAGTGTACCTCGGGGTAGATCGCACGGATCCTCTGACCAGCACGTCAGCAAATGCTTCGGGGCAAGATGTCTTGTACATGGATATGGGAGATCTCCGATCAACGCTGTGGAAAGCGTATCCTGCAAATGACCCGACCGGAAAAGGCACGTTGTACTATGGCGTACCCTACAACATTGTGAATATGTTTTATCAGACGCATCTCCAAATGAGACAGTGCAACCATCGCAACCTCTCGGCTTCGCTCGATGTGCACGGTCTCAGTTCCGACCAGTGGGTTTTCCTTCCCACAGAGCCAATCTATGTTTGCCAATCATCGGTGGAGTTGTGCGCCACCACACGTGGAACAGAGAATGCTTTTAACCCTTTCACTTGCGACCCTTCCAGCAACGTTTGTAAGAACCAGTACGACGAAACCGTTTATTTTGACGAGAAGCAGTGCAATGCACGATGTGGTGTTTACATGAATGAGAGTGTTGGAGTATCTGCAGACTCTGCACCAAAAGAGGCGACTTCTTCCAGAACAACAAAAACTGCAGATGTAACGTGGTGGGTGGTGTTGGCAATATCTGTTTTATTTCTCGTGGGTGCCGTGGTATTTTTCATTTGGTCTTCAAAATTCATACGACGCTCGCCCACACCGCCGTTTCGTAAATGAGTGCTATCAACCTTCAAGAACTCGCCAAGGTGAAGACTGCCGGAAAGATCAAGGCAAGTGCCGATCGCCCTTCCCTCTTTGACGATATGGACGAAGAACCGCTTCCGCCTGCAACAGCAGTGAAAAAGACTGCCGGTGCCGGAAAGAAGCGCAAAGAAGCAGCCACGAAAGCCCCCAAGGACGCGAAAAAGAAGAAGAGCAAACTGGCGGCTCCTGGAAAAGGACAGCGTCCCCGCGACGATGGACCCAGCACGGAAGTCTTGGATGAGGTGAATGCTGCCCTGAAGGGACACGAAGAGGCTTCGCGCGAGGAAGACGAAGAGGTCAAGGAATTCAAGGTGCCAATTCAAATCCTGCCTCCTCCGGCAGACAAGGAGTTTGTGGTGACCATCCCCTACCCACAAGCCTTTAAGAACATGATTGAGATCTGCTCGCACGTCTTGGACATTCTCGAGATTGGTCTGGTCTCGAACGAAAAGTTCTGTGGCTTGTCCGTCAACTGCCCTGACAAGAACAATTGCTGCATGATCATTGGGCGCTTTGCCTGTGACACGCGCATGCGTGGCAACCCCCACTTTTGCATCAAGATGAGCGTCTTCAACACGTTGTTGAAACTGGTCAATTCTCGCGTGTGTGTGGAGATTTACCGCAACACTGGGGCGAGTCCGGTGATGATGATTGTCTATGACCCTCACGATCCATCGCAGTACCAAGAATTTGAGATTCCCACCCTTGATCGCGATCCGGAAGAGTACGATATCGACTCATTCAGCAGCGACTACACGATCGAGATTGACCTCAATGAATTCCGCGGCTTGGTCAAGACTGCCAAGGATCTCAAGGCGGAGGATCTGTCGTTTCAGATTCTGGAACCCAAGGAGCGCGGACCCTTGCGCTCTTCCTACCTCGTTCTTTCGATCGATGGTGATGCCAAGTGTCGCCGCATCTTTCACAGTCTGACAGAGTGGAACAGCGGTGCCACTGCCGACAATGGCGACGACTCCTCTGGATCCAACAATTCGGTCGTGATCAAGACGGCAGAGCATGGCACTGGAGACCACCAACGACTGCCTACCATGGACAAGTTGAAAGTCTGTCTGGACGAGAAGTTTAGCATCAACTACTTGACCAACTTTATGGCAAGCATGAAGAAGAACACGCTGACGATGCGTCTGTCCTCTCAAGGCGACCCCATGGTGCTGTGCCATCCTCTGGGCAGCGAGTCGATGGTGTCGTTTGCTCTGGCTCCGCGTCTCAAGGAGGATGGTGCTGCTGGGGATAAACCATCTGCAGACGATGGCGGTGCAGATGCAATGGATGAAGATGCGCCAGAACCATGACCCTTGTCCGTCTTGTGTGATAAATAAAACCCCCTCGCCATTCTTTCATTTTTCATCAAATGGATGCACCCGCCAGTTTACAGGGACATATCCAACAACAGAGAAAACAATTAGAAAGTGCCAAAACAAGCATCGAAGGCAAGCGCCAGCAGATCAAGGCATTGGAAGCCGAGATCGGCAAGTGCACTGCCCGACACCAGATTCGTCGAAAATACGACCTACTCGAACAAGTGCAAACGCTGAAACGAGAGATTGAACAATTGCAAGCCGGAAAAACACTGGATGATTTTGAAGAAAAAGTGAAACCCTTTCTGCAGGAGCAAGAGCGGTGCAAGGATGTCTTTCGCATGGAGGATCGTTTGGGGAAAAAGGTGGACCCTATCGTACCCAAGAAGCGTCCAGTGCCAGGTTCTGTTCCAGGAGGCAACAATTTGATGTCGTTTATGCGCAAAAAGGCACGAACAGACCAGTTGTTGACTGGAGACGCAGAAGGCTCCACCAAAACGCGAGTGGTGGACGATTACCTCATGATTGTGCAGGACAAGGCACCCCCCATCAACATGCAAGCAGAAGATCTGTGCGAACAGTGCAAAGAACCCATGCTTTTAGAAATGGAACAGTCGATCTTGGCATGCCCCAAGTGCGGTGGCAGCAAGCGCTACATGGACGCCACTGCCAACGCCGTTGCTTACGGAGAAGATGTGGAGTTTGCCGCCTACTCGTACCAAAGAACCAATTATTTCAACGAATACCTTTCTACTTTC